AATGGGAGCAGGAGCATCTTAAAGAAGGTAGATATACCTTAAATATGGTTAAGATTGACCGAGCAGTTAGAGAGGTTATCAATCATATAAAACTTGCAGAAGCTGCTAAAGAGCATTTGCAAAACAAAATAGACGATGCTGCACCCGAAGTTTCTGTAGCTACTTAGTAAAAAGCTACATCGTTGAATAAATTCAATTCACATCACAGGCTACCTTGCGCTCTACTAAAATCTAGTATATAAAATTACCACTATACAATTATTAAATTGATACATAGACGCGTATAGTCGACGGCCTAGAGACTATGTGTCAAAAACTAGGAGGATAATTATGGCAAAAACTAACTTTTCCGGACCTATTACGGTAGGACGGATTCAAGTAAACACAGGAACTGATATTTCTGAAAACGTAAGAAACGCTGCTTTTGTTTCTTGCATGGGTTCTTTTCCTGTAAACCACAGTAACTTTACTGTGACAACTGATGACGACAAAATAGCTGTTACTGGTTCTAACGGAGCTAGCACAACTTCTGTTACATTAGTAGATTCAACTCAAAACGTACCAGGAATAACTTCTGATGGCGGTTTTGAAGCTGCATCTGTAGTTACTCTAACATCTAGCGGTAATGATAGTGCAAGAACTGCAACTATTACTGGAACAGATGTTTTAGATAATACACAAACAGAAGATCTAACAATGGGTAATGCCGGCGCTGTGACTTCAGCTAAAACTTTTAAAACTATAACTTCTATAGCTGTTGATGGATCTGGAACAGCTGGAACTTTAAAAGTTGGTGTTATTGAATCAGGATTGATTTCAATTGTGTGTAGATCGTTATTTAACGAATACCCACTTGGTCAATCATCAACTTCATCTAGCAAAAACTTAGCAAACAATATTGTAATTCCTAAATTTTCTAGAATTACAGATATTAGATTTGTTGTTAACGAAGCTTTCGACACAGCTGGTTTTGACATGCAAATCGGTGCTAACGTTGCACAAGCTGCAGGATCTATGACTAACAGTTTAGATCTTGATTACTTTGCAGGTGATACATCTAACGATGTAAAAGGTGTTGCTTCTCATCACATTCCAACTGGAATGGACCAAACAGTAGCTCAAATGAAAAATTGTTTAAATGTTTCAGATGACGATGCTTCTGGTTTTGAGATGGACAAAGCAGTTGTAATTTCTGCTGCAACAGATGACGCTTTAACAGCCGGAGAAGGTGTGTTAAATGTTTACTGGACTCAGCAAATTAACGATACTAACTAATATAATTAAAGTGCTCCTTCGGGAGCACTTTACTAAGGAGAAAATATGTCAATTGTTTTAATGAATTGGGTACGTGTAAGTGATGAAGTAGCAGCTGACACTGATTACTTTGTAACTGCAGCAAGACCAAATACATCTGCGACTATGGCACAAACATCTCTTGCAGCCGCACACAATGGCGGTGGAAGAAATGTAACTGTTACTACTACAGGAACAAGTGATGGTGGAAAAACAGCTACTATTACTGGAACTGATGTAGATGGAGCTTCTCAATCTGAAGTATTAACTTTAGCTGGATCTGCTACAACAGTGGCTGGTACTAAAATATTTTTAACTGTAACTGCAGTTGAAATGAGCGCACAACCTGCTAATAACATAACAATTGGTTTTGGTGGTGTAGCTGGAGCAAAAATTGGTGGTGGTGGAGTATTTGGTAGTTTTAGAACTACATCTGGATCTGCTGCTGGAACATGTAGCTTTAGAACTGGTGGAACCGCAGGAACTGTAATTGCTACTGATACCTCAAGTGGAACTGCTGGAGGAAATAATGGTCAAGTTTCAGCTTATGGTACAGGGGCAAGATTAGTCGAAGGAATGTATGTGACTTATGATATAGGTGATTTTACTCAAATCATAGTCTTTTATGCTGGATAGGAGTTTAAATGGCAAATACTACTTCCTCAGCTTATTCTTTTGATCAAAGTTTTTCTATTGATGAAATAATCGCTGATGCATACGAAAGAATTGGTTTAGTTGGAACTGCAGGACATCAAATTAAAACTGCAAGACGATCACTAAACATTTTGTTTCAAGAATGGGGTAATAGAGGAATTCACTTTTGGGAAGTGGGAAACACCAATGTAAACTTGGTGGAAGGATCTACTACAAATATTGATGCTACAGCAGAGGGTTCTGGTGTTTACACTTTTTACAGAAATTCCTCAGATGTACCAGGAGGAGGAGAACCACCTCAAGCTACAACTGTGCCGACAGCAAACGTTTATGGTATCTCAGATATTTTAAATGTTACTTACAGACAAAATTATAATACAACAAGTCAATCAGATATTGGTTTAACTAAAGTTGCAAGAGATGCATATTCTGCAACAGCTAATAAAACATCTAAAGGAACGCCATCTCAATTTTGGGTTCAAAGATTTATAGATAAAGTTACTATTACAATATACCCATTACCAAATTCTACAGCGGCAAGTAATTTTCTTAATGTGTATTATGTAAGAAGAATTCAAGATGCAGGAGCCTACACTAATGCAAGTGATGCTCCTTTTAGATTTGTACCTTGTATGGTTTCTGGTTTAAGTTATTATTTAGCTATGAAGTACGCACCACAAAGAGTTCAAGAATGTAAATTAATTTATGAAGATGAATTAGCAAGAGCACTATCGGAGGATGGATCAGCGGCGAGTACGTATATTACACCGAAAACCTATTATCCAAATGTATAATGGCAAGATTTTCAAAAGGAAGAAGAGCACTTGCAATATCAGATAGATCCGGTGCTGCATTTCCATACAATGAAATGGTTAAAGAATGGACTGGAGCATGGGTTCATATATCTGAATTTGAACCTAAACAACCTCAACTACAACCACATCCTGTAGGTGCTGACCCTCAAGCTTTACAACATGCAAGACCTGCAAGGACAGAGTTTCCTGTAGAAGATATTTTACCTAATAATCCGTTTACTACAACAGGTGGGTCTAAAACATTAAGCGTGTCTTTTCCAAATAATGGTTTTAATGAAGGAACAACTTATGTCAGATTTAGAGAAGTAAAAGTTCCTGTAGGTGGAGTAGCTATTTCAACTTTAGAACAAGAAACAACTTTAAATGGTGCAATTAATGCTACACAAAATACTTTAACTTTAACAAATTCAACTGCCTTTCCAAATGCAGGGTATCTTGTAATTGAAAAAATGAATAGCACCAGTGGTGCTTTTGATAATGAAGTAATCGAATACACTGGTAATAATACTGGTACAGGTGTTATATCAGGTTTAACAAGAGGAACATCTGCTCCTTTTAGAGGTGTNACTTTAGATGCAACAAATGCAGGAGCTCATGAAGATGGAGTAAAAGTTTTTGGTTCGTATCTTGCAACTGCTGTGGCTACAACAGTTGTGGTAGGTCCTAAACAATCACAAACAGAAACACAACACAATTCATTAACAGTATCACTAGTTTCAAATGCAACTAGTTCAGCTACTGGAGGCGGTTTTCAATGTACAATTGGGCCCATAAATGATAGAAGTTAATTATGGCATATAGTTATTCAGATCTAACAACAGATATAAGAAATTACACAGAAGTAGATAGTAATGTGTTTACAGCTGCTGTCATAAATGGTTTTCTTCGTAATGCAGAACATAGAATTAATTTAGATTGTCCTATGGATTCTGACAGAATTCAAGCAGAAGCACAATTTGCTACAGATTTTAATTCAATAACAATGCCTGCTGGTTTATTATTTGTTAGAGGTATAGAAGTTTATGATTCAACAACAGCTACTACGGGAGAGGGAGTGTGGTTAGAAAGACGAGACCAAACTTTTATATCTGAATATGTTGGAGAATTAACAGGCACTGAAGGAGGTTCCGCAGGTCAAGATACAACAGGGCTTCCTAAATATTATTCTATGTTTGGAGGCGCAACTACAGGAACTAGCACCGCTACATCTGGAGCTATATATGTGGCTCCTACACCAGATCAAAATTACAAATATATTATTCATTATAATGCTATGCCAACCGGTTTAGAAACAAATACTGGAGGAACGTATGTAAGTAATTATTTCCCTCAAGGACTATTATATGCGTGTTTGGTAGAGGCATATGGGTTTTTAAAAGGCCCTACTGATATGTTGACATTATATGAAAATAAATATAAACAAGAACTACAAAAGTTTGCAGCGATGCAACTTGGAAGACGAAGACGAGACGATTACACGGATGGTACTATACGTATTCCAATCGAGTCAGCGCCTCAGTAATAGGAGAATTTTATGGCAATAACATCGGCAATTTGTAATAGTTTTAAAACAGAAATTTTACAAGGTGGACATAATTTTAACGATTCAAGTGGAGCGCCTACAGGTAACACATTTAAAATAGCATTATATTCTAGTAACTCAGCAACATTAAGTAAATCAACTACAGCTTACACTGCACCTGCAGATGCATCAGCTGATCCAACAAACACCTACGAAGTAACGACAACTTCATCAGGTTATACAGGTGGTGGAAATACTTTAGTTGCAAGCGCTGATCCTACTTTGTCTGGTGACACAGCATGTGTAAAATTTAATGACACAACTTGGGGATCATCAGCTTCGTTTACAGCAAGAGGATGTTTAATTTATAATACAACTTCAATTACAGGTTTCACAACAAACAGAGCAGTTTGTGCAATTAACTTTGGTTCAGATAAAACTGTAACGAGTGGAACTTTTACAATTCAGTTCCCAGCTCAAACAGCAGGAAACGCAATCATTCAGATAGCATAAGGAGAAAGTCCTTATGTCGATAGCCCAGACATTCACCGTAACAGTCGCTGGTGGTAAATATTACATTGATGGAGTTCAACAAGCTACCGTAATGATGGTGCAGGTCTTACTTATAAATTTGATCAATCAGATAATACTAATCTTAATCACCCACTTAGATTTTCAAGCGACAGTGGAAACTCAACTCCATATACTACTGGTGTAACTACATCTGGTGTACCCGGAAACTCCGGAGCTTATACACAAATTGAAGTAGCTGCAGGGGCGCCTTCAACTTTATATTATTATTGTACTAATCACTCTGGCATGGGTGGAGAAGCTAACACTGATGGTTGGGGTCGTTCTTATTTTGGACAAGCTGATTGGGGTGATACAAATATAGTTGAAACTGGATGGGGACGTAGGACTTGGGGTTATCAAGCTTGGGGTGATACACCTATTGTTGAACTTACAGGATTATCAGCAACCACTGCGGTTGGTGAATTAACAGCAGAAATAAAACCTGGTTGGGGTACACTTAACTGGGGTGAAAATGGATGGGGCACTGTTGAATCAGCAGTATTTAATATATCTGGTTTATCAGCAACTACATCTTTAGGATCTGTTACACCAGCAGATGTAGTAGGTCTAACTGGTTTAAGTGCAACAGCTTCTGTAAATTCTTTTGCATCAGTTTCAACAAACGCTACAATTACTCTTTCAGGATTATCACTTACAGCCTCTGAAGGTTTACTAACAGAAGATGATCATTCAGTAGGTCTTTCAGGATTATCAGCTACAAGTGCTGTGGGTTCTTTAGCACCATCTGATGTAATGGGGCTTTCAGGACTATCAGCGTCAACAACTGTTGGATCAGTTGGTATTACATCAGATCCAGTACATGACATAACAGGAGTATCAGCAACAACAGCATTAGGAACAGTTACGGCTTCACCTAATACTATTCAAACATTATCTGGTCAATCGGCTACTACTAGTGTTGCGGGAGTTTCCATTACTGGAAATGT